TGGCCCTACACCACGAAGGTTTTTCGTGGGGTCACAGAGAGGAAACAGGCCGTTTAACAAACCATGGCTTTAACCAACTCAGAACTGGGTTTGGCGCTCGGCGTCACCGCGCAACGCATCTCAGTCCTTCGACGCGAGGGCATGCCGACCGACAGCATCGACGCGGCTCGGGCATGGCGAGAAGCCCGGGCGAACGTGCAGCGGGCCGCGGCACCGAAGGCCGCACCGGCTCAGCTCGACGATGGCTCCCTGGCTGACACGATCAGCGAACATCGCACCTTGGTAAGTCGGGCACGCGGCGTCTGGCAGGCCGCGATGGAAGGGGGCGACCCCAACCAGGGGAAGTACCAGTCGAGTTATAACGCTTCACTGAAAACGCTCGTCGCCCTCGAGGAAGAGCAGGAGCGTCGGCTCATCCTGACTAAGGATTACATCTCCGCCAAGGAAGCCACCGAGGCCATGCGCGAGATGACCGCCGGCATCGTCAACCGCCTCGATAAACTCGCCCTCGATGTGGCAGAAGGATGTAACCCCGAGAACCCGGCGAAGGCTGTAAAAGTTCTGGAGGCTTGGGTGCGCCGCGTGAAGGCCGACCTATCCACCGATGAATAAGGCCGACTTGCTCCGCGTAGGCCGTGACGTCCTGCGTCCGTCCGACTCGGGCGACGTGGTCGAGTGGCTCGAGTCCAACGTCCACGCCATCCCTGACTCACCGATGCCCGGGCCGTTCCGCTCTGAGCGCACGCCGTGGGTGGCCGAGGCCCTACGCATCGCCGCCGATCCCGAGACGAAACTCCTCACCGTCTTGGCCAGCATCCAATCGGGCAAGTCCCTCTTTGCCCGCCTGCTCACCTGTCACATCATCGCCAACGCACCCGGGCCGACGATGGTGCTTCAGGCCACCGACCCCGAGGCCAAGGACTTCGCCCTGCGTTACCTCCGCCCGGTCTGGAACAACTGCCCGCCGGTGAAGGCGCGTCTTTCGGGCGACGACCTCGACCGCTCGACCACGGCGGACTTCGACCGCATGACGCTTTACTGCCGCGGCATCTGGAACGAGGCCAACCTTCAGCGCCTGTCCCTGCGTTACACCATCGCCGACGAGTGCTGGATGGCACCGCCTGGACACTTGGCCGAACTGAGCGCGCGCGTGACGGCGTTCGGATGGATGGGCAAACGCATCTTCCTATCCCAGGGCGGAAGGGCTGGGCAGGAGTTCCATCAGCTGCACGAGACGACCGACCAGCGTGATTGGAACATGAGGTGCCCGAAGTGCGACCACCTTCAGCCGTGGGTCTGGGAACAGATCAGGTTCCCCGAGGATGCCAAGGCCACCGGCACGTGGGACTTGCACAAGGTCAGCGTCGGCACGACCTACGAGTGCGCTGCCTGCCGCACGCTCCTGCCCGACACGAACGCCAGCCGCCTTGAGGCTAACGCGCGTGGCACCTTTGTAGCCACATCGGTCGCCGCAAACTCCGGGCACATCGGCCTGCATTGGAACAGCCTAGCGACGATGAGCTGGGGCGAACTGGGCGTGCTGATGCTCAAGGCCAAGGAGTCTGTCGACCAATACGGCGACGAGGAACCGCGGCGCATCTTCAAGCAGAAGCGTCTGGCCATGCCCTGGAGCGAAGAGGGCGGCGAGATGGTGGCGCTGGCTGAGGCCGCCAACTACAAGATGGCCGACCCTTGGGACGCAGAGGCCGCGATCACCCCGAAGGCCCGCGTCGTCGAGCAGAAGGACGCCGTGCCCGGGAGTATCCCTTTCCGCACGATGGGGGTCGACGTCCAACGTGGCCACTTCTGGGTGACGGTCCGCCGATGGGCCAAGACCGGGCATAGCCGTCTGATGGCGTTCGCCCGCATCGACTCATGGGGCAACGTCGAAGCCTTCGCCAAACAGCACGGCGTCCATCATGCCATGGTGCTCGTCGACTCCGGCGACAATACGACCGAGGTCTACCGCGAGACGGCCAAGCGGAATTGGAAGACGGCCAAGGGCTCAGGCTCCGACGACTTCGCCGTCACCGACAAGTCCGGCAACACGACCCGCCGCTTCTACTCCGAGAAGCAGTCCATCGTCGTCCCTGGCATCCCGCAGCGGGCCATCCTGATCGTCCACTCGGCCACCGCCGGCAAAGACCTCCTGCACGGCCTGCGGGCTCGCCGCGTCTGGACCTATGCAATCGACGCAACCGAGGAGTATGCTTCTCAGCTGAGTGCCGAAGTCCGCGTGAAGGACAAGCGGACCGGCAAGCCCATGTGGATACTTCCCCAGGGGAAGAAGGATAACCACGCCATGGACTGTGAAATCCTCGCCCTCCTGGCCGCCGTCCGCTGGGGCATCGCCGGGCGGGAAACTGCCGAAACCGACTTGCAACCGTCATGACCCTTGGCACGCTATATGCAAGGGTACGCCGTTTAGTGTCGTGGGAGGAAGAGACCTATGGCGTGGGCTGGGCGGCGTACCCCCCTTTTAACTTCCATTCTCGGCAAGTTTAAATGGCCTCTGGACTCTTTATCGGACTTACGGAGTGCGAACTCCTAGACATCAAAGCCAAGGCGGTCTCCATGATCACCGAAGGTAAGACCCTGATGTCCTACTCCGACTCCGGCTCGTCCGCGTCAAAGCAGTTCGCCATGCCCCCGAAGGAGATGCTCGCCGAGGCCATGTTTGCCCTGAGCCGCCTAGACCCGGCGACTTACGGCTCGCGTCGCACGATCATCTCGACCGACTGGCAGAACCGCCAGGACTAACTTTCCATGGCCATCCGCAAGAAGATTAAGACCGTCAGCCTGCGTCCCAAGCCGGCTACGCCTGCCCCGACCGCCCCGCAGCCGCAGGCTTCCTACGGCGATTGGCAGAGCATCGGCGTGACGCGTGCCCGCCGTGCGGCCTACGGCGCCGAACCGCGTGACCTCCGCCGTGACCTGACTCCTTACGACCGCCTGACGATGGTCCGCAAGTGCCGCTGGGCCGAGCGTAACTCCGGGCTGTTCAAGCAAATCCTTGCGGACATCTGCCTCTACACCGTGGGCGACGGCATCAAGCCGCAGAGCCACGCGTCGACCCCGGAGATGCAGGAACGCTACGAGGCTTACTTCGCCGAGAAGGCCAAGCGCATCGACATCACGAACCGCTTCTCGTTCTACCAGGCTCAGTCCATCCTTCTCCGCGGCATGATCCGCGACGGTGACTCGTTCGCCGCCAAGGTGCGTAACGGCGCCGGGGAAGCCAAACTCCAGCTGATGGAAGCCCACCGCGTCGGCGACCCTCTCGAAGGCAAGGTGCCCGAGGGTATGCACGACGGCATCCAGTTCGGTCCCTATGGCGAGTACATCGCCGTAAACATCTACCGCTCCGACGGCTCGTCCCGCCAGATCCTCGCTCAGTCGATGATGATGGTGGTCGACCAGGAGTATGCGTCCGGCGCCCGTGGCGTGCCCCTGCTCCAGCACTCCATCAACTCCATCCAAGACGAGATGGAAATCTTGGCCCTCGAAAAGCAGGCCGTGAAGGACAACGGCGACGTGACCCGCATCATCAAGAAGGCGGGCGGCATCCTTGACGGAGACATGGCCAACGAACTGGGGGCGACCGGCACAGGCTCCTACGCCAACCTCGCCAACACGATGGGCGGCAAACTCATCGCCCTTGAGCCCGGGGAGGACATGACGTCCTTCCAGAGCAACCGTCCGAACGCCACCTTCACCGGCTTCCTCGCGGCGCTGGAACGCGACATCTCGCAGGGCGTGCTGCCTTACGAGTTCGTCGGCGACTCCTCGAAGCTGGGCGGCGCCACTGTGCGCCTTATCACGGCCAAGGCTGGTCGAGTCTTCTCGAAGTATCAGACCATCATGATTGAGAACTTCTGCGTCCCGACGTGGGGTTACATCATCGGTCAAGGCATCGCCGCCGGCGAACTCCCTGACGACCCGGACTGGAACCGCGTCTCCTGGACTACCCCGAAGAGCGTCACCGTCGACGCTGGCCGCGAAGCCGCGAACGACCGAGCCGACGTCGAGATGGGCCTGCTGTCCATGTCCGAACTCTACGCCCAGCGCGGCCTAGACTTCCGCACCGAGATGGACAAGCGGGCTTCCGACATGGTGCACATCAAGGACTTGGCCGCCAAGTACGGCATCCCGTTTGAACTGCTGTTCCGTCCGTCTAACACCCCGGTCGGCACGATCAGCGGCGACGTCATGGAAGGCCCTGAGTCCCCCGAGATGGAGGACGAACCCGCTGACCAGGAAGAGCCCGAATCCGAAGACCAACCCAACTCCTAACTTTATGCGTTTCCTTACCAACGGACTGTCGGGCCGCGAGCCCCTTCTCATCGACCCGACCAAGGCGAAGGACCACGCTGTCCTCGCCGAGAAGTTCGGCTTCACCGATATGCTCGCGCAGCTCTTCGGCGTGGCTCCCAAGCCCTACGTCGTCGATGGCATCGGCATCATCCCGGTCGTCGGCGTGATCGGCAAGGGCTTGTCCCCGCTCGAGAAGATGATGGGCGCCGTGGACATCAACGACCTGTCTGATCAGGTCGACGCGATGGCTGCCGACCCTGCGGTCGAGAAGATTGCCTTCCAAGTCTCTTCCCCTGGTGGCACGGTCACCGGCGTCGAGGAACTGGCCAACAAGATTCGCAACCTCGGAAAGCCCACGATGGCCTATACCGATAGCGAGATGGCATCGGCCGCATACTGGATTTCCTCGGCTAGCGATAAAGTGACCGCATCGCCCTCAAGTTCCGTAGGTTCCGTAGGAGTGTACATGGCCATCCCTGACTACTCCGAAGCCGCCAAGATGGCCGGCATTAAGATGGTCGTCATCAAGTCCGGCAAGTTCAAGGGCGCGGGCATCGAAGGCACGTCCCTCGACGAAGGCCAGATGAGCAACCTTCAGGAGGGCGTCGACACGATCCACGCCGAGTTCAAGGAAGCCGTGAACATGAAGCGCAAGATGGTGAAGGCCGAGGCCATGGAAGGCCAGGTCTTCTCCGGCAAGCAGGCCGCCGCCCAGGGCTTGGTCA